TTTGGTATGTAGATAGGGAAGATGACCTTAATGATTTTGTTTCAGAAGTCACAGGTTATCCAGTTGACGGGATGCTTTACTGCCCGAATCAACCCCACGCATTAACTTCTTATATGTAACAAATTGTTTCGGTTCGGTGATATTCTCACTGAACCTTAATTCTATTCGTTATAATAAGTATATAAATTACATTCACTTTTAAATCATGATTGAATATTTCGTTGAAGTCCCTAACACAAATGTTAAAGAACCAGTAAGAACACTGGAGGACGCTTACCCTATGTGCTATGACCTTGCACAGGAGTTCGGATTCGCTGAAGTCTGTTGGTATGCTCTGAACGGAAAAAGAGTTACCGAAGGTCACTACACCGACAGGGACTAATCTCCCTGAGTCTCACCTGAGACTGTTCGTACGTGAGCAGCAGTTAGGGCGGTTTCCCGCCCCCCTTATATTAAATCCGCTAGGTACCATTAAGCTATAAACGACCCAATGAGAGCAGTAAATATAAAACGCACTTAATTTACACAGGGGGTACAGATTTTTTTTCGTGTGTAAAAATGCCCACAGAGGATTTGCAAAAAATACAAAGGTACTATATACTGGAAGAAGTGAACGTCATACATGAAACACGATTCTGAATCTCAAATCCAACCGATCACAATAGACACTATAACAGGAGAGTATAAGTTAACGATACCTGAGTGGATGATGAACGAATATGGTTGGTACGAGGGAATGAATCTCGAATGGTTTATTGATATTGATGGAATCCACATACTCGAAGAGGAAGAATGAAAACTTACCACATCTATCTGGAAGATAATAAGTGTTTGTTTAAGAATTTGAATGAAGAAGAATTTGATATTATATGGAATAAATTATATACATCTTATTGGAAGGATGAGATAACTTACGAAGAAATTACGGAAACCCCCACCTTAGCTCTGGAAGAGAGTTCTTATTGACAATATAGATAATTTGAGTTAGAATATATTTGTAATTACAATACATTATGGCAAAAGGATTTACGGTAAAAGCAAAAAACCCCGTTAAGAAAAAAGCAGAGAAACCACCTGAGTTTGATTATGTTAAAGCAAAGGAAATGATAAAGGGAAAGACAGTTGTATTCTGTCTACCTGGTCGAGGAGTATCATATCAGTTTCTTAAAAGTTTCGTATCGCTCTGTTTTGATTTAGTTCAAAGTGGTGCAAGTATTCAGATAAGTCAAGACTACTCATCGATGGTAAACTTTGCAAGATGCAAATGTTTAGGAGCGAACGTGCTTCGAGGTCCAGAGCAGAAGCCTTGGGATGGAAAGTTGAAGTATGACTATCAACTTTGGATTGACTCTGATATTGTCTTTAACGTTGAGAAATTTTATCAGATACTTCTCATGGACAAAGATATCGCAGCAGGATGGTATTGCACCGAGGATGGGAAAACCACTTCAGTTGCACACTGGTTAGAAGAAGATGATTTCCGCACAAACGGAGGTGTGATGAATCACGAAACAATAGATAGTATTAGCAAAAGAAAGAAACCATTTACAGTTGACTATACTGGTTTTGGTTGGTTGTTAATTAAAAATGGAGTATTTGAGCATGAAGGAATGCCATATCCTTGGTTTGCTCCAAAGATGCAAGTCTTTGAATCAGGTGAAGTACAGGATATGTGTGGTGAAGACGTTTCATTCTGCTTAGATGCAAAGGAAGCGGGTTTTGAGATATGGTGCGACCCTCGTGTTCGTGTTGGTCATGAAAAGACAAGGATAATTTAATGGTAGGACTCACAATTCTACTCATAATCTTTATTTTATTCTTGTTTATACAGTACTATAATCCTCATAGATAGAGATATGAACACAAGTTACACATTCACAGTTGGAAATTTAATACGTGAATCAGACGGGTACGTACACACTGCGTACTACACTTATACTGGAGTATCTACTGTAGGTTCTTCAGTTAAAACTTACAGTACAACTGGTATATGTACGTTCTCACGCCCTGATTCACTCGTTCCTTACACTGACCTGACCGAATCACAGGTAATCGGTTGGATACAAACTGGAGTCGGCAGCACTCAAATTACTAACATGCAAGGTGAATTAGATAAGTATATTGACACGAATATTGGAGGAACTCCTTGGTAATGAATCATCTCGGATTTACAACCGTCTTTTGGACACTAATCGGACTTTACGTATTCTATCAATGGGACAATCTAAAAAAGAAGAAAAAATAGACAGATATAATATTCTCAGAAAAGGGAAGGTTATTTTCTGGGATGTGACAGAAAGAGAATTGTTTGATATTATGGAAGACTTAGCTGTTGAGACTTATTATAATAGTGATTTGAAATCATCTGATATTACTTACGAACCAGCGATTCACCTCGATGAAAAAACTTATCAATCCGAAAACTGAAAATTATTTTAAACTTAAAGAATTCATACTAAGCGAAGATTTTCCTTGGCATTTTAATGGTAGTGTAGTTGGTGATTACGAAAATTCTAATCATGGAAACTGGTCATATTCTCATACAATTCTGGATCGTCCAGAAACGAATCATTTTCATTCTTCATCAATTCTTCATGCAGGGCAGTTTGTAGATACAATAAGCGAAATATTTAATTATAATCAAATACCAAATTATTTGTTTCTTCGGATGAATGTAAACGCAACTCATCCAGTTACACCAACAGAAAGTCGTATTGGTTTTTACCATAATGATCATGATTTTAAGCATGAAAATTTTATTCTTTATCTAACTCCTACTGATGGAGCTACCATGATTGAGGGAGTTCCATATACTCCTACTGAAGAAGATGAATGTATAACATTCACAGGAACTCATGCAGCTCAGTTTCCTACCTATGGTCGTCGTATTATCATAGTTGCTACATACGTAACATATGATGTAGATATATCATATAAAAAACGCTGTGATCAACTTCAAGACGCTTCAATGTAATATCATGAGAACGAATTTAATTATTGTTGATGATTTCTATAATAATGTAGATGATGTGAGGAAATTTGCACTGACTCAAAAATTTGATGTAACAGGAAACTATCCTGGTCAAAGAACTGGTTGCCTTATAAATGACAGTACGAGAGAAAACATACAAAAAATAGTACAACCTCACGGAGGTAAAATTACTGATTGGTTGGAAAGTGATGAATATACAGGTTCATTTCAAATTACAACATCAAAAGAGAGAACTTGGGTGCATAGTGATAATGAGAACTCAAATAAAAGTTATGTGCATAATGCCTCTAATTATTGGGGAGGTGTTTTATATTTGACTCCAGATGCTCCACTTGAAGGAGGAACATCATTTTATCGTTCAAGAGTAAATAAATCAATTTATAATCATAATCATGATTTTCTTGCATCTGATGTTTATTCACAGGATATGACAAAATGGGATATTGCAACTGAGGTAAAAAACATTTATAATCGACTTATATTATTTCGTGGTGATCAATGGCATTCTTCAAGCACTTATTTTGGTCATGATAATGAAACAGGTCGATTAACTCAAGTATTTTTCTTTATGACAGAGTATTGATAAATGTCGTAAAGATGCTATAATATAAACAACAAACAAAAACACATGGCAAAGAGATCAGGAATGATGGGTAGCACTTATGTTACTGAGACAAGACCGAAAAAAACTCGTCAAGGGCGGGGAAAACACTCGAAATACGCAGCAACGTCCCGTAACTCGGCTCGTAAAAGATACAGGGGGCAAGGTCGTTAATGAGTTCGCTTATTTGCAATTTACCTGCTGTTGAATTATGGGTGCGAAAGGAATATTTAACCGACCATAAGAGTGGGCATGGTGAATTTGAAAGAGGAGTATGGGTATCGGCTAAGAGTATTCCTGGTCGTGCCTTTTATTTTGAGACGTATTTGCCCGAATATGCTGCGATTTATGATAAATTACCCATATCTGCTTTTGTATCGTCACCAAAAACACCCAATCCTGATATGTCATTGCATAATTTACAGTTTTGGAACTGTATGGACTATGGATTGACTGCAATTTGTAAGAATTTTATAGGGTCAATGCACTATGAAGTGTATACAAGAGACTTTGGGACGCAAACAGGCACCTATATTTGCACTTTAGACAATTATCACGAGGATATTGACACCATAGATTACTCAACAAGTGAGTCACCTGCTGAACATAAGTCTCATAACCTTCTCGAACTTGATAATGGACAGTATTGTCTCTATCCAAACAATCGAATGAGAATATATGACAATAGTATTACTCCAGAAACACCAAAAGTGCCCGATTTTAAGGTTTCGACTGCATATTATCAGGTTGAGAACGGACATGACCGTGATGGATTAGGTTCAGAGGATAATTATTTCTGGAAAACATCAAAAGAACGTAAAGAAACTAACAATAGAAAACCATTTGATCCAGAATTGGGATGAAAAACGTAAAAAATGCTCATATGGGGCAACATTTACTCGTCGAAGTGTATAATGTACCCTTTGATAAGTTAAATGACCCCAAAAAAATAGAAGAAACAATGGTAAGTGCAGTTAAAACTGAAGGATTGACTGTTCTTAACACTTTTACTCATCAATTTGAACCTTATGGAGTGACGACTCTCATCTCTTTAGCGGAAAGTCACCTTTCTTGTCATACTTGGCCAGAAAAAGGGTGTGTAGCAATCGATATTTTTACTTGTGGAAGCAAAAATCCACGCAGTGTAGCATGGTGGATACTAAATTACTTTGATACTGATGATTACGTTATGAATGATTATGCAAGATAGGGTATAAATAAAACTAAAAGCATAATAATGGCGATTCAACGCAAATCAAGAGCATTTAAGGATATCAGTTTGTCTTTTACACCACATCCAGTGACAAAAGACCTTCCTGTGCTTGTGAATGAGCGAGCAATCGTAAGATCAGTAAGAAATTTAGTTGAAACCATACCTACTGAGAGGTTTTTTGAATCACTTTTAGGTACAGATATAAGAGGTTCTTTGTTTGAAAACTATACAAGGAACACAGTTATGATTATTGAAGACCAAATTCGTTCAACTGTTTCTAATTTTGAACCAAGAGTCGCTAATCTTGGTGTTGAGGTATCTTCTCAACCCGATATCAACTCTTTAGAGGTAACTGTAATTTTTGATATTGTTGGATTGCAAGTTCCAACTCAATCTTTCACTTTTATATTAGAACCAACAAGATAATATGCCCTTTACTCAGTTTACAAATTTAGACTTTGAAGATATCAAAGCACAAATAAAAGATTTTCTTCGTTCAAACTCAACTTTTACTGATTTTGATTTTGAAGGTTCTAATTTCTCCGTTTTAATCGATACTTTAGCTTATAATACCTACATAAATGCGTTCAATGCAAATTTAGTTGCAAATGAGTCATTTTTAGATTCTGCAACCATTAGAGAAAATGTTGTTTCATTAGCTCGCAACATAGGATATGTTCCCCGCTCCAAAACTGCTGCAACTGCAACTATTAATTTATCAGATATAAATTTAGGATCTACAAATGATAGTACACCGAGATTTTTGACCTTACGTGCTGGTCTTTTATGTGTTGGTAGCTCTGAAAATACAACATATAGATTTTCTATACCAGATGATATTACATCATCAAGGGTAGTTGATGTAAATGGTACTTCATTCGCTAAGTTTGAAACTCCGATTACAGTATATCAAGGAACATTACTTCAAAGAGTATATTTGATTGATAACTCACAAGATCAAAGATTTATAATTGATAGTCCCAAGATAGATAGTTCAACATTAAGAGTTTATGTAAGAGGAACCAGTGATGTAGGTCTTGGTAGAAAATATTCGATGGTTGATAATATATTAAACATTACAAAAACATCAGAAATCTACCTTGCACAAGAAGTTCAAGATGAAAAATATGAAATATTATTTGGTGACGGATTATTTGGTCGAAAGTTAGATAATGGTTCCGTAGTTACAGCAAAATATATTGTAACTGAAGGAGAAACAGGTAACGGTGCTTCTGTTTTTAGTTTTCAAGGATCTTTTAATAAAAGTGATGGAACATTCTTTACACCATCAGAAAATATCACTGTTACTACAGTCACAAACGCTTCTAATGGTGCTGAAGTTGAAGATGTGTCTTCTATTAAGTATTTTGCTCCTAGACTCTACTCGGCACAATATAGAGCAGTTACACCAAGAGATTATGAAGCAATAATTCAAAATATTTTTCCTCAAACTGAGTCAGTTGCAGTTGTAGGTGGAGAAGAATTAGATCCACCTAAATTTGGACAAGTACAAATCAGTATTAAACCTAAAAATGGTACTTATGTGTCTGATTTTGATAAAACTCAAATTAAAAATAAATTAAAAAATTACGCTATCGCTGGTATAAATTCTGAAATTGTTGATTTGAAGGTACTATATGTAGAATTAAATTCTGCCATTTATTATAACCCTGCACAGATAGCTTCTGAAAATAATTTAAGAACATCTATAGTAGCATCACTTAATCGATATGCTAATAATATTGAAATTAACAAATTTGGTGGTAGATTTAAATATAGTAAAATTAATACCTTAATAGATCGTGTTAATAATGGAATAACTTCAAATATTACAAAAGTAATTATAAGAAGAGATATGAAAGCTTTACTTAATCAATTTGCACAATATGAACTTTGTTTTGGTAATCGTTTTTATATAAATCCAGCTGGATTTAATATAAAGAGCACTGGATTCACCATACAAGGATCTACACAAATTTCATATTTAACAGATGTTCCTAACAAAGATGGATTTGGTAATCTTGATGGTAGTATGAAAGGAACTTTAAGTGTTGTTAGTAAAAATGAGAAAAATGAACAGGTTGTCTTAGTAAAAGATGCTGGAATAGTTGATTATAAAAAAGGTGAAGTAATTTTGAATACAATTAACATAACCTCTACAAATACTCAAAATAATATTATAGAAGTACAAGCATTTCCAGAATCTAATGATGTAGTTGGTTTAAAAGATTTGTATTTAAATTTTGATGTATCTAAAAGCACAATAAATATGTTTAAGGATGTAATCGCTTCAGGTGAAGATGTATCAGGTGTGGTATTCACAAGAGATTATTATACTTCTAGTTACTCTAATGGAGATTTAGAGAGGAAATAATTTATGTCACAAATTGACAAAAGAATAAAAGTCAATACTATTATAGAAAGTCAGTTACCAAATTTTTTGGTGTCTGATTTTCCTAATGCCACTGAATTTTTAAAACAATATTACATATCACAAGAATTTCAAGGAGGTCCGTCTGATTTAATTAGTAATCTTGATCAATATATTAAATCTGATAATTTAGTCCCTGAAGTAGTTACGGGAAGTACAACATTATCATCTAATATTGATTCTGATGATACTGTAATATCAGTACCAAGCACAAAAGGATTTCCATCTGAATATGGATTGTTAAAAATTAATGATGAGATTATTTCATATACAGGAATTACATCAACTTCATTTATAGGATGTATTCGTGGTTTTAGCGGAATAACTGGATACAATGTTGGTATATCATCTTCGTTGCTTGAAATAAATCGAGAGAGTCTTGTTTTTGAAAAAACAACCGCAGAATCACACAACTCTGGTGAGAGTATTACAAATTTATCAGTATTATTTTTACAAGAATTTTACAAAAAACTTAAAAAAACATTTTTACCTGGTTTAGAGGATAATGATTTTTCAGAAAACATAGATGTAGGTAATTTTGTTAAATTTGCTAGGTCTTTCTATCAATCTAAGGGTGTAGAAGAATCTGTAAGAATTTTGTTTAAGGTATTATATGGTGTAGAATCAACAATACTAGATCTTGAAGGTAATTTAATTAAACCCTCTGGTGCTGAATTTATTCGTCGTGAAGTTATTGTTGCAGAATTAATTACAACTACAGCAGAACCTCAAAATTTAGTAGGACAAACTATTTTTAAATCCACAGACTTATCTACTAACGCATCTATATCAGAGGTAGAGATATTACGGAGAGATCAAAAAACATATTATAAAATATCTCTTTTTGTAGGTTTTAGTGATCGTGATTTAATTGAGGGTGTATTTACTATACCTGGTAAGACAAAAGTGTTAAAAACTTCCTTATCTGGATCTTCTGTCATCTCTGTTGATTCTACAGTTGGGTTTGGCACTACTGGTACAATTATAAGTGGACAAAATTCAATAGATTATACATCTAAAACTCTTAATCAGTTTTTTGGTTGTTCTGGAATTAGTGTTGATATTGAAACTGCTGATGATATACGTTCAAATGAAACTATTTTTGGATATGAAAATGGAGATTTATCAAAAAGAGTAGATTTAAGAATAACAGGTGTATTATCGGAATTGGTTACATTATCCGACATAAGGTTGGTTAACGAAGGTGAAAAAATATTTGTTAAAAATGTAGGTGAAAAAATAAAAAATCAAGGATTAACTTATAAAGAAATATTTGCTAATTCATGGAAATACAACACAAGTTCTAGATTTCAAGTAGAAGTTGATGGTTCTACATTTACATTAAAAACTCCAATTGATAAATCAAACTTAAAAGTTGGTGATTCATTTAATATTTTAAAAAGAGGTGAGCAAATAATTGTTGGAAGTTTTAATGTCAAAAGTATTGATACAAACTTAAATCAAATTACAACTCAAAATGTCGCTGGTTTTACAACAGTGACAAATCAATTATATGATATAAGAAGAATTTTAGAAACAGCAAGTAGCACTGGGGTTGAAATCGAGCAAGGTAATGATGTATTAATTACTGATGTATTGAATGTATATTCTGACGAAGATAAAGATGGATATGTAGCTTCTAATTCTTTGCCAAATTATAATATTGATGTTGATGTCATAGAAGAAACAACTTCAGGATTAAATTTAGATGGATATAATACACTAACAAATTCTTACAGTTTTTTACAATTTTCACCACCACCTAATAAAGATATAAAATTTATTCAAGGAGATGCAGTTGTTTATACACCAAAAACAGAGGTTTTATCTGGATTGGAATCAGGAAGAACTTATTACGTAGATCCTGTAATACCAAATGCAAATCAAAGTATATCTAAAATTGCATTGTATCAGTCAGCGAATCAAATTGGTTCAGCAAGCACTATACAAGTAGGTATAGGTACAACAACTACAGTTGATCACTCATTTATTTTACAGAAACACGCTAATAGAAAACTTCAAAGTGACAAAATTCTTAGAAGAATACCGTTATCTCAAAATTTATTTGTATCATCAAAACATGAAACTCCCGTTAATGATATTGGTATACTTAGAGATGGTGTTCAAATTCGATCACCAATATCGGATAATAAAATTTATTTTGGACCACTTGAGTCCATAGATGTAATAAACAGTGGAAAAGAATATGATATTGTTAATCCACCTGTGGTTAAAGTTGAAAATTCTTTAGGAACAACTGCACTCATAGAACCAATATTAAAAGGATCGGTTAAAGAAGTTATAGTTGATCCTCAAGACTTTGATATTGAGGATGTAACCAGTATATCTCTAACAGGTGGTAATGGAACTGGATGTGTTTTACAACCTATTATGGGTATTAGAAATAGATTTATAGAATTTGATAGTAGAAATATATTTTTCAATGGTGGTATAGACATAACTGATGAAACTATCACATTTAAAAAGAAACATAATTTAGAAAATGGTCAGTTAATTTATTATGGAAGTAATGGAAATTCTCCAATTGGAATAGGTTCTGCTTATGATGCATCAAATACGATTACTGGAACTCTTTCAGATGGAGATCCTTACTATGTAAGAATCGTTAATCCTACCACTGTTCGTATATTTAATAGTGAAAGCGACGCTCTAGCAGGTTCAGCAGGTATTAATACTGTAGGTTTATCAACAGATTCCTCTGCTAGTGGTATTCATAGATTTAGAACTGAAACAAAAACCACTCTTAGATCTGTCAAAGTTTTAAACTCTGGAACTGGATACACTCATCGAAAGTTAAGAGTCAAACCATCAGGTATTTCAACCTCATACGATACAATTAATTTTAAAAATCATGGATTTTTTAGTGGTGAAATTGTAGAATATTCCGCAACATCTTCAATACAAGGTCTAAGCACAACTACTTCTTACATCGTAAGTAAAATAAATGATAATACTTTTAAACTTGCTGATGCGGGGATAGGTGGTACAAGCACATCCGATTATGAAAGAGGTAAATTCGTAAATTTAACCTCCACTGGTTCAGGATATCAAATATTCAAATATCCAGATATAAAAGTAAATGTAGAAGTATCATATGGTTCCACAGTTACAGGAACAATTAATTTAACACCAATAGTCACTGGAGAAATTATTGATTCTTACTTATACGAAGAAGGGACTCACTATGGGTCATCAATATTAAATCATCAAGTAATACCAGAAATTAAATTAGAAACTGGTAAGAAAGGTGAACTTAAACCTATCGTTGTGAATGGTAAGATAGAAAGCGTTGCAGTGGTTAATAGGGGTGAAGAGTACAATTCTATTCCTGAAGTAGTTGTAACTGATACAACAGGGACAGGTGCTATTATAAGACCAGTTATCGAAAATGGTAGCATCATAGATGCAATCGTAGTTAGTACAGGTATAGGATACAGTAGTTTAACTACAGATATAGACGTTGTTCCTAGAGGAATGAATGGTGCTTTTAGTGCAAGAGTAAGAAGTTTAACTTTAAATGATACAAAAAGATTTGGTAATCATAGTTTAACATCAAGAGAGGATAAAATAACTCTTGGTGTATTAGGATATTCACAAGAAATTGCAAATTCCTTAGAGAAAACTTTTTCAGAAAGTCAAAATGGTGAGTTTAATCAAATCACAGATCATTCTCCAATAATAGGTTGGGCTTATGATGGAAATCCAATCTATGGTCCTTTTGGATATACTGAACCAAATAACATAAATTCACCTCTAAAAATTATTGATACTTCATACAATCTTGATGTAAGTAATCTTACGAATAGACCTACTGGTTTTGAAGAGGGATTTTTCATAGAAGATTACGTATTTGACGGGCAAGGTGATTTAGATATTCATAATGGAAGATTTTGTAAAACTCCCGAATTTCCAAAAGGAATATACGCATACTTTACTTCAGTTGGACTTGGGACTCAAACTAACAAGATTGAAGGTAAGTATCCATACTTCATAGGAAAAAGTTATAGATCACCACTTATTAACGATAATTTAACCCTAACACAGGATTTTGATTTCAATAATTCCAATTTATTAAGAAACACACTTCCTTATGTTGTTGATGAAGAGTTTGGTGATAATGATTTTATAATTGAATCAAATGAAACAATAAGGCAATTATCAACTATAGAATCTGTTACTAGAGGCGATGTAGATAGTCTTACAATATTAGATGGTGGATCTGGTTATAAAGTTGGTGATACTGTAGAATTTGATAATTCTAACACTGATGGATCAGGTTTTACCGCAGCTGTAGATGAGATAGTAGGAATTGGTATTTCAAGAATAGATACAAAATTAACTACATTTGAAGATTCTGTGTTTGTATGGAAAAATAGTGATGAAGTAGTGGCTAATTTCTTACCATTCATAGAGTTAAAAAATAAAGATTCAGTCTCAGTATCAGGTTTAAGTACAACAATATTAAATTTATCAAATTCATTTTCAGTAGGAGTTTCAACTAATTCAATAGGTTTAGCAAAAACTATGAATCTTGGTAGTGCAAATGGTATTATTGAGGATATTTTTGTTACTAACATTCCAAATACAGTTTCGGTGGGTGGTTCATTAAGAGTTGGTCAGGAACTGTTAAGAGTTCTAAACGTTTATGATATTAGAAAAATTATAAGAGTTCAGAGAAATGAAGCAGGTAGTATAGGTATTGCACATACATCAGGTTCTCAGATAGATGTTTTAAATAATAGAATTACTATACCAGTAAAAACTAAGAAATTTAAATCAAAATTAGATGATATTATTTACTTTAATGGACCACAATCAGTTGGTTTAGGAACTACTCCTGGTAGTGCTCACACAACTGAGTATATTGTAGGTGAAATAAAAGAAAATGTATCAATACCAACTAGAACAATTCGCATACCAAATCATCCATTTAAAACTGGACAAAAGGTAAGTATCAATAAGAGAAGTGGAGCATCTAGATTTGGAGTCTCTGATACTGGTGCAGTTCAAACTTTTCAGATTCCTGAGACTGGTCAATCCCAAAATGTCTTTATAATTAATAAAGGTGAGGATTATGTTGGTTTAGTAACATCGAATATTGGTATAGGTAGTGTTACTGATGGTTTATTTTTCCATACAAATGGTACTCAAAGTGGCATTAGTTCTGGATTATATTATTTACAATCACAATACGATCAAGTAAAAGGTGATGTTGATAAAGTTACAACAACAGTAATAACCAATGTCTCAGCAGCAGAAACTACAACTCACAATCTTTTAGATGGTGACATCATAAAAATGAGTGTCACACCAAATTTATCAGTTGGTATTGGCACGACTAGTCCTATATCAGTAAATTATAATTCTGAATTTGAAAAATTAACTATAAATCCAATTATATTTGCTGCTAGTGATGTAGAAACAAATAGGATTGATATTGATAAGCATGGATTAAATACAGGTGATAAAATTTTATATGATGGAGGTGCAACAGGATTATCGACTGGTGCTTATTTCGTCAATACAATTAACAGTAGATATTTCCAACTAACTGAAACCTTAAGTGATTTGAATACAACTCCAGTTAAAGTTGTTCAAATCACCGCTAATACTGGTGGAGCAAATCAGTCAATATCTCTTATCAATCCTAGAATTGATGTAGTAAAAAATTCTAAATTAACATTTGGATTATCAAGTACAACTTTACTTGATTTTGATTTTAAATTATTTTATGATAGAGAATTAACTAATGAATTCCTAAGTTCAAAAGACTCAACATCATTTAACGTAGTTGGAGTAGGTACTATTGGAATCGGAACTTCTCCTGATAGACCAGTTGTCGGTGCAGCACTCACAGTACAATTCTCAGAATCAACACCAGAAAAATTATACTATGGATTATCTAAAGGTGGATATATTAGTACATCTGATACTGAAGTGCAAAATTATGCTGAAATAAGATTTGTAGATAGTGTTTATAATAATGAATATGAAATATCAAATGTAACTAACGATCAATTTGATTTTTCTCCTCTAGCACCAGAGTTTTTAACATATTTAAGTAGTGATTGTGATAAATTAGAATATTCTACAAAATCTTCAAATGTTCATGGTTCTATCAAATCATTCAAAATTAATTCTGGTGGATTTAACTATAAAAAACTTCCAAAGTTTAAAACAGTTAATAGTGTTAATGGAAGAAATGCAAATATAGTTGCTGTATCAACTTCAATCGGAAGAATTAAAGATGTAAGAATAGTTGATATTGGTTATGAATACTCATCAGATAAAACCCTCAGTCCAGAAGCATTTATATCACCCGTAGTTAATATTGATAATCTTGATGTCATTGAATCTGTAAATATTGTAAGTGGTGGTTCAAATTATATAACTGCTCCTAATTTATTAGTATTCAATCCAGTAACTAACACAGTTATGGATAGATTATCTTTGAGTCCAATAGCTCCAAATCAAACTATCTCTGAAGTTAAAGTTCTTGCCCCTGTTACTGGTTTAGATTCTGTAAATCATGAAATAATTGCTATTAATAACTCTAATGGTATTGGAATCAACTCAATACAATCAAGCAACTCTGGATTAGTGACTTGTTTCCTTGAAACACCTATGAATGGATTCCAAGATCCTCAACCTTTTGCATCTGGAGATAAAATATTTGTAGAAGGCATACAAAGAATAGGTGAAACTGGTGTAGGTGCAACCCAAGGTGGTATATCAACAAACACTACAGTGGAAGGAGACGGATTTAATTCAGAAAATTATAATTATCAATTCTTTACTATTCAAGATTATATTGGTGGTACTCAAGCTATATTAAAATTTAATTTAGCAGGATTAACAACTAACACTGGTATTGCAAAAACATTCCAATCTGGATATGCAACCATAGTTAATCAAAATTCTTATCCCATATTAGAACCTGTTCAAACAAGAGGTATATTTGAACTAAATGAAAAATTATTAGTTAATGGTATCTTAACTGATTTGACAGTTGTAGAAATAAGAGATGATTTCATAAAATTAGATGGTAAATTTGAAATTGAAAATGGAGATAGAATATCGGGAAGATCGAGTGGTGTATCTGCAGAAATTACCAGTATTATAAACAACAAAGCAAAATTTAATACTAATTTTTCAAATAGACAAGAATATGGATGGTTAGATGATATTGGTAAATTAAATGAAGATTATCAAGTAATACCTGACAATGATTATTATCAAAATTTATCATATACAGTAAAGAGTACTATTGAATGGGAAAAATTTGTAAATCCAATAAATCGTTTAGTTCATCCTGCTGGATTAAAGAATTTTTCTGATACATCTATAGAAAGTCAGGTTAATGTTGGAGTGGGTACAACCGCATTGACAAAAGATTTAATAGTTTTAGATATTAATAATGTTCTCGGTTTGGAAGATAAACAAAGAGTTGATGCTATCAACAATTTCGATTTTGTTAGAGATTATGATACAAGAAGTAATAGTTCTAAATTTGTAGAATTATCAAATCGAGTACTAACTGATTTTTCAAGATGTAAAACCAATAGAGTCCTTGTACATGACGATATTAGTTCTAATTTTTCCAGTACGGGATTTCAAGAAAATAATGTAATTATTGAAGAACTTAATGAAGATTTTGCAAACTACCTTGTTCAAATAATTGATCCTGATACTCAGGATGTTCAACTATCTGAATTAGTTGTCTTAACTACGACTGACGATGCATACTTACTTGAAAAAACTACCGATTTTACAACTTTAAAATTAGGTGACTTCTCTACTGAAATAACAACTACAGGAACGAAAAATTTACTATTTACTCCAACTGAAAAATTCACTAAAGATCATGACATAAAAATTTTAAAAATTGATTTTAACACTGATTTGGTGAAAAGTGGTGGTAGTTCAATAGGTAATATTGATTTAACTGGAGTAAACTTAAGTGCTGGTTCCAGTACAACTACCTCAATAGCGGAATTTTCTAAAACAGATTTCAACGGATTGTTTGCAAATATTTTTGTACAAGATAATATAACAAAAGAAATTAATTACAATGAAGTTGTTATTGATTTTGATGGAACAGATACTACTATTGCTCAAACTTATATTGATACTTTAACAGGTCTGAGTAACTCCGTTGTAGGAGTCATCACAGCTAGATTTGAAAATGATTTAATAAAATTACAATGTGAAAATGATAGAGTTAATACACTGGATATTAGAAGTAATATTGTTGGATTAGGAACTACCACCGCTGGAATTGGAACTCATAGATTTTCTGCTAGTGGTCAACCTGCAGGTTTAGAAAGAAGTGCTAGATTGGAGTCAACTTACAATACTGGAACTGCAAGTACAATAACCTATGGAACAATAAGTAAACTTATTGATAGTTCTGTTAAATCTGTAGTAAGGGTATCTTGTGGAGAAACTTCAGCTATACATCAAGTAATTTCTATTAGAGATGCTGATGATATTCTAACAGTACAATATCCTTTTGTATCTGCTGGTTCAACTTCAGGTATCGGAACATTTGGGGGTGAAATAGTTGGTAATGATATCAATTTAAGATTTTATCCAGATTCTACCTTTAATTCTCTTATTGAAGTACAAGCATATAATCAAGTTCTTTACACTTCAAATGATTTTGCAAACACTCCCTCAGATTTAAGTTATGGTTCAGTCACACAGAATCTATTTTTATCATCTTACGATGGATTAAGTGGATTAAGAGCTAATAAAATTGAGTTTGATTTAACACATGAAGGAACCCCAATTTATTCAAAGACATTTAATCCTGTAGGTATCAATTCCATAACTGATGGAGTTGGTCTTGTAAAATCTACTGGTGTGTTTAATATACCAAATCATTTCTTTAATACAAATGAAGAGTTAAAATATAATCCAGAATCAACATTCATCGGAATTGCAGCTACAGCAGTATCAATAGGTTCTACAACTAACATGGCTGGTGTGGTTACTACAATATTACCTAGCACTGTATTTGCTAAAGTTATAGATGAAAATCAATTCAAGTTATTTACTAGACCTGAGTATGTTGCCACAGGTGCAGCAGTAACCTTTACTGGAACTGGTTCTGGTAATGCACATAAACTGTCAATGACAAAACAATTGACAAAAACAATCATAGGATTAGATGGTGTTGTACAACAACCAGTCACATTTACATCAATATCACATGAATTTGGTGTGTTTGATGGATTTACACATCAAGCTACTGTTGGTGTAGGAGTAACTCAATTTGTTCTAAGTGGTATAAGTTCAATTACTACTTCTGATATTTTGAAAATTGGTGAAGAGTATATGACTGTTACTGAAGTTGGATTTACAAGCACAACAACAGGAACTATAAATGATTCTCTTGATGTATCGCTAGGTATTGCTACTTTACCAACTGTAAAAGTAAGAAGAGGGCAATTAGGTATAGCAGCAGCAGGTATATCCTCTGGAGCGACTGTAAGGGTGCATAGAGGTTCATTCAATATTGTCGATAGTAAAGTATACTTTACAGATCCACCAAAAGGAAATACAAGATCAAGAAGAGATGATACTAATTTACCATTTGTTAAGGCAGATTACAGTGGTAGAACATTTTTAAGAAGTGATTATA